TTACCAGTTGCACCTTGAATACCTTGAATACCAATAGATGCAAAATAGTTAAAGCAATTTAACCACTCTACACGTATACCATTGGTAACTTTTAAACCAATCTGATTAGGTGTAATGAATGTACACTCATTGAATAGAACAGAACCATGTCTAGATCCACCCGCAATATTTGCACCATCTAATTTAGCACCACGTCCTGCGTCTCCTTGTGCATATCCATATGGATCTGAACCAGATGTAACGCTACCTTTTGTTGTGACTGTGCATCTCTCGATATATGGACTTGTATTAGAGTCCATGTTCGATACAACAGTAAAAGCATATCCTTCGTCAGCACTACTGTTGTAGAAAAAATCTTTAATTGTTAAGTCGGAAACGTGACAGTCTCCAGATAATATAAATGCGTTATTATCGTTTGTAATAGATGTAGGTTTTACAGATGTAGATCTTAGGTTGGTTCCACGTAATGTAACACCATCAGGAACTGTCATTGGGAATGCTTCCTGATACTCACCTGGTGCAACTATAATAGTATCTCCCGAAGTTGCAGTTGTAAGTGCCTTTGTAATAGTAAGAAAAGGTGTGTCTGGATGCTTACCACCAGCTCCACCATTAGCAAGAGTTGTAGTATCTGAACCTACTGTAGCAACATAATAAGTATTCCCCTGACCATTCGTGATGTCAGTGGAAAGCATGGTAGTAACCACCTCACCTGTGTTAGGTTTCTGGTTTGCTACCTCTATTATATTTGATCCATTTCTAGCGTATAATTTTTTATCCGCTATATTAAGAGCGACCTCACCGTCTTCTAAATTAGAAGTCGTCGGGACTGCTGCTGCTGTCGTCGATCTCTTTAGTTTGATTCTCGTTGCCATCTAAGTCATTCTCAGATTGTTGTTCAGTTTTCATACTATTTAACTGACTTTGTAAGTCTTGGATTTGTGCCTCCATCATTACATTTACCAGTGTCAATTCAGAAATTTTCTTTTGTAGTATAGAAATAACAATTTTTGCGTCCATGTTTTAAAACGTACCACCATCTATTGTATCAGTCCACACAGGAACACCCGCTGCTGTTACTGTAAGCACTTGGAATGATGTTGATACATCAGATCCTGTACCTGGACTTGCCATGTTTGCCTCTGCAGTTACCTGTAAAGGACTTGTTCCTGCACCGTAGACAATACCGTTTGTTGTAAATGTTCCTGCACCAGTTCCTCCATACTGAACCTCAAGGTCAGTATCAAGTTCCAAGTCACCTAGTAAAACTGTACCACGTTGACCTGTAACACCGAATACAGTGTTTGTGTCTGTTGCATCTTCAATGAATGTCCATGCACCAGCTCCATCGGCACCACCTGTGCGGTCATAACCGAAGAAACCAAACTTGTTAGTTCCAGAAGCATTGTAGTGAACCTTAACACCACGATCTAATTGATCGTCAGCACCACTTACTGTAACAAGAACAGAACCAACTGCCATTGTCTGAGATAAGTTATTGCTTAAAGTAACTGCCTTAGTTCCAGTATTAATAGCATTAATAACTGTGCTATTAGGAATTCCTGCAGTTGTTGAAGTAACTGCGTCACCAACTTGTAGTTGATCTATAGCATCTACAACTACCACTGCCTGACCACCAGTTGCTTCTGCAGTCAGTGTAACAGGAGTTGTAGGATCTCCTAATTCAATTGTAGGATCATTAACTGACATTGAAGCAGAGTTCACTGTAGTTGTAGTTCCATCAATCTGTAGGTCACCTTTGATGATAACAAGACCACCCGCATCAGTTG